TGGATTTTCAGGATTTATGGGAACAACCTTTACTATGCAACTTTTAAATAAAGGTTGGAAAGTATATGGTATAGATAAATTTACTCACGTATCAAACAAAAAGCTAATAAAACAGGCACCAGAAAATTTTAATTTTGAAAATAACGATATTAGGCACGTAAAGTGGTTGCCTGAATGTGATGTAATCTTTAATTTTGCGGCAGAGTCTGATGTTGATATTGGTAATCAATCTTGTAATAAATTTATTAAATCTAATATTGATGGTGTTAGAAACTTATTAGATATAATCAATAATAGAATTATTTTACGGGCAGATAAACCTTTGTTTTTTCAAATTTCAACAGACGAAGTATACGGAGATTTAAAAGACGGTGTTTTTGATGAAACTTCAGAGTTAAAACCTTCAAACCCTTACTCAGCTACTAAAGCTGCTGCAGATTTATTAATTCAAGCTTATGCTCGCACTTATGATATAGAATATATTATTGCTCGTCCTTCTAACAATTATGGTTATTTTCAATATCCAGAAAAGTTGATTCCTTTAGCAGTTAAAAGACTTTCTAGAGGTAAAAAAATAAAGTTACACAATGCTGGAAAACCCGTCAGAACTTGGACCCACTCTGAAGATACAACAGAAGCTATAATTACTTTGTATGAAAAAGCTGAACGAAACCGTATATATAATATATCATCAGAGTATGAACAAACAAATTTAGATACTGTTACTAAGATAATTAATTCTTATTTTGTAGGCAGAATAAATAGAAATGTACCTAATATTGAAGAATTTATTGATCTATCATTCAATAGACCAGGGCAAGATATAAGGTATGCGATATCATGTGAACCATTAAGGTCATTACAGTGGCGACCTCAAAAAGTATTTGATGAGGAAATTGTTAAATTAGTCGAAAACTATAAAAGGGAGTTTGTGTGGTGAAAACTACAAAAGTATTAATTACAGGTATTTCTGGATTGCTAGGAAGTACTTATGCAAGATATTTAATAACTAAAGGTGGTTATGAAGTTGTTGGTATAGATAATATGATCGGCGGAGTAGAAGGTAATGTACCAGAAAAGGCTACATATATTCGCGGAGACATACAAGACACTGCTTTGTTAACAGAGTTGTGCGAAGGAGTTGATACAGTATTTCATACTGCTGCTTTACCTTATGAAGGTCTAAGTGTGTTTTCTCCGGCTTGTACTGTAAACTCTATTGTCTCCGGCACAGTCTCTGTAGCTTCTGCATGTTTAGCTAATAAAGTAAGGCTACTTATAAACTGCTCTTCTATGGCTAGGTATGGTGATCAACAACCTCCTTTTACAGAGGATATGACCCGTAAACCTGTTGATCCTTACGGACTAGCTAAGGCACAAGCTGAAGAACATTTAGAGATGTTAAATGAGATACATGGACTAAACTTTGTTACAGTAGTGCCTCATAACGTTATTGGTATGGGACAAAGATACTATGATCCTTTTAGAAATGTAGTTGGTATTATGATTAATCGCTGTATTCAAAATAAACCAATTGTTATTTATGGTGATGGTGAACAAAAGCGATCATTTTCAAACGTCCGTGATTGTATTGAGGCTGTATATAAAATTATGAACTCAGACAGAGAAGATATTATAGGACAAGCATATAATATAGGCCCAGATGATAACGAAATATCAATTAAGCAGCTAGCTTATAAAGTAGGTCATCATTGTTCAGTTTATCCCTCTTTTAATCATTTTCCTGATAGGCCTAGAGAGGTTAAAAACGCCTATTGTTCTTCAGATAAAATTAGACGAGAGTTTAATTATAATGCAAGTATTAGTGTAGATAAAACCTTAGAAGAAATGGTTGCGTGGATTAAAGGTAGAGAACCACAAGAGTTTGAATATCACCTTCCATTAGAATTTACGATGGATAATACCCCCAAAACTTGGACAGATAAGTTAATCTGATGCTTAGTAGTACTGATTGGGCGATATTGGTAACGTTAAGAAAAGAATTAGAAGCTTTAAAAGCAATGTATGTACACCCGACTAAAGAGATTATTGTAGTTAAACAGTGGATAGAAAAAAGAATTAAACAAATAGAAGAAAAACTTGATGATAGCTAATATAGTTGGGGGAGGAGATTCAAAAGCTCTTGTTACTCCGGATAACTTCACTATCGGTACTAATCTTCATTGTAAATGGGCTAACATAATTTTTGCTGTAGACGAACCCATAATTAAAAAACTTGTTGCTTCTAGTGATTTAACTCAACTCATATTTGTGACTCCTCAAACATATAAATTTTTTAATGAATATAAAAGGTGTTATGAGTTTGACTCAAGGAAATGGTTTAACACAAGTAGTTTATGTTCTGCTCTAAACGCTGTAGCATTAGGCTGTGTACTGGGGTTTGAAGAGTTTAATTTATATGGATTTGAAAAAGTTCAACAAAATGATAGAGAAAAATTAGTGAAACTAGGACAAATATTAGATAAAACAAAAAGGTATAACTTTATTTGACAGGTAAAACACTACTTTTAAACGATACTACTCATTATCATCATGGTTGTGCAAAAGTAATAGAAACATTTACTTTTGAAAATAGTATTTTTACTAATAGACCTGTTGACGTAAATTTTTTAGAGTACTCTACTGTGATTCTAAATGGTGAGGGTACTATGCATCATAATAAGAGTAATGCAATAAAGTTTTTACAAGCGCTAAAGGATGCTCATAAAGTTGGGTGTGATATTCAGTTGCTCAATACTGTTTGGCAAGATATGACAAGTGATTACGACGACGTTCTAGCTAAGTGTAGTCTTATTCAAGTGAGGGATATTATTTCACAACAAGAACTTAAAAGTAGGCATGGAATTGATAGTAAAGTAACTCCAGATAGAAGTATTAGACCAAATGTTCCTTTTCAAGATTTTGCTCCTGTAAAGATTTATCAAGGTAATCGTTTTGACAGTAAAGTTGAATCATTCAATTTAGATTGTCCAAAGATTGATATTTTTAAAGAAGATTGGAATAGTATAGTTAATAGGTTGAGACACGCACAATTGTTAGTCACAGGAAGACATCACGAAGCGTATGCGGCACTTAAAGCGAGGTGCAAATTTATTGCTTTACCAGGTAATACTCATAAAAATGAGGGCATTTATTTGAACGCTGGAGTCTACCCCATTAATTCATTAGATCACATTCAAGATGTATTAGATGGGCAGTATGACAAGGAGTTTAATAGGATATTTGACTATTATGAAAAATTTATAACGACTAAAGAAACAGAAATTTAGATGACAGTAAAAATTATTACACCGTATGTGTTTGATAAGGAAATTATACAACATCAACAGCAATTTTGGGAATACGACATTCATTATGAAAAAGATGTTGCCGGAATTGGTTCAGATTTGATGTTTCAAAAAATATGGAATCAATATCCTAAAGATGACATATTTATTCTACATGCCGACATGGGACCCCACCATGATGGTTGGTTTGAGGAGGTGCTTGAATATGTCGAGCAATACCCAGAGGCAGGAATGTTTGGTTGTTTGTTATTGTACCCAGCAAGAAACGAGAGTGGCGAACATTTCATACAGTGTGCAGGAGGAAAATTCACAGACGATAGACCAGATCACTTCGGAAGTGGACTTGTATTGGAAAACAGGTCAACGTTTAAGTCAGAGTTGGAAACTGATTCAGGACAGTACAATACCACGCGCTCCGTCGCCTGGACAACATTTGGAGGTTGTTACATTAGACGGGAATTTATCGATTCCGTGGGCAATTTTGACCCCTCCTTTGAATGGACGTACAACAGAGACGTCGATTACTGCTTGTCTGGAAGACAAAATGGTTACAGCATCTATCAGATACCTGTACGACTCTATCACCACGAATCAAGAGATAACAAACGAATAAAAGATAAAAGTAAAGCAGACATGGAAACGAGAAACCTCGCTCGTCTCCAGACGAAATGGGCAAACTCTAAATTTTACAAAACGCTGGACAAGGAGATAAAAAGTGGATAAAGTGTTTATATCAAAAGAAGATCTTAGATCAACGTTGCAACGCACACAACAAAAAGCTGGATTCTTTACCACTCTAATCGTTTGGCTAGGTCTTATAGCTACCCTTTTATGGTTAATACCTTTAGTGGTATTGTGGTTGCTGCTGTTTGTTGTTTGTATTCCGTTTTATCTAATTGATACACATATTTTAAGGAGAATCTTTAATGGGTAAGTTAAACCACGAGTGGGTAAAAGCCTCACTAGAAATGGCAGATAATGAGAGATCTAAACTCTCAGAACGAGAACGAGAGCTTCACGGACTTAGCTCAACTAGGTTAAGGTGTTTAATCAATAATCTTTGTGCCGCTGAAAAATGTAACTATCTAGAAATAGGAGCGTATAAAGGGTCTACTCTAATTGCAGCTGCACGGGGTAATGATGTAAAAGTTGTAGGAGTAGATAACTTTATGTATGATGATAGAGAAGCTGATAAGTGGGCTCCAGAAGGATTTATTTGGGATAATATGAAATCTCAACTAGAAGCTAATATTAATACTTATCGATTGCAGCCAGATGTTGTAAACGGAGATGACATTTCTATCATACAATCAGATTTTAAAACAGCTGATTTACCTAAAAACACTTTTAGTGTTTGCTTTTTTGATGTTAGTCCTGTGAATGGTGAGTCATATGATGTTTTCTTTGAACACGTTTTACCTGCTTTAACGCAAAGTAGTGTCGTAGTTTTTAGTCAACAATCTAATAATGATCACGCGGAACAGCTTAACGAAGCTATTAAAAAGCATGAGGATAAAATAACTTGTCAATTCTCAGAAATTAGAGTATCAGGATCTAATGCAGACGCTACAAAATATTACAGCGGTGTTAAAATTATGGGATTCTCTAAGAAAATTATCAGTGCGCCTGCTAAAGCGCCTGTAAAGGCTCCTGTAAAAGCAGCAACTAAACCTACAAGCAACGCAAAGGTAAAAAATGGCTAAAAATAAAAGTGTAATTAGTCTTATTAGTTATGATGCTAATCGTTTTTTAGCACAATCTATTAAACGGTATTACAACTATGTGGATGAGATTGTACTTGGGCTTGATAAAGATCGTATAACTTGGAGTGGTAATAATTTTTCATTCGATGAAGACTTGCTTTGGAGTGAGCTTTCTCAGATTGATGGGGAAGGTAAAATCTCAATCATCGAAGAAGACTTTCATCAGTCATCGATTGCTATAGAAAATGATAATTATGAGCGTAACTTTTTAAAAGAACAGTGTTCTCACGATTGGATTTTTTCTTTTGATGCTGACGAAGTGCTTGTCAATGCTAAAGATTTCTTTCTTAATTTTTGTCCTCTTGTAGAGAGATACTACAATAAAGCAGATCTTTGTATGACTTGGGCTACTCCGTATAAAGTTGTGGAAGATACTGAGGGTAACTCACACACGCTCGTGATTGCTAATACAGACGATTCTCCTTTCTTTGGAGAAAATCAAGGATTTGTTACATCTAAAGATAGTACTTTTACTTATGCTCGATGGACAGACACATCAGGTGCTGGAGGCAATAGGCTACTAAGCCCGTTAGTCGCGCTTCATTGGAGTTTATGTCGTCCTGATAAAGAGTTACACGAAAAAATTAACAACATCGGACATTCAGATTTAGTAGAACAAGATCCTTTCTATCAAATTTGGACTCAAGTTAATTGGGAAAATTACCATGAACTAGAAAACTTTAAAACATCAGGACTAGGTGAACAACAGTGGCCAACTCTGTTCGCTGTGCCATCAGAGCATGTAGAAGATTATATTACTCAGCATTTAGGGAGAGCTTACTGATGAATATTGAGTTTATTGGAAAATTTTATGATAATCATTCTTTAACTATTATTAATAGGAATATTGCGCTCATCCTAAATGAGGATGAAAATATAAATTTATTTCTAACTCCTTTAGACGATTATGATCCAAATGCCGGATTAGATAAAGAAATAGTTAAAAAACTAAAAGATATTAGTACGAAAGAAATAGATGGTAATAGCTATGCAGATATACAAATTAGACACGCATACCCCCCTATTTGGCAATGGCCGCCACACGAGCAAACTAAAGTAGTTTACATTCAACCATGGGAATATCCTAAACTACCTTTTGAATGGCAACACAAATGGGAAACATTCGCAGATCATGTTATCGTACCATCTAATTATATTAAAGACATCGCTGTAAGAGGAGGTTTAAATCCCCACTCTATTACGGTGATACCTAATGGTTATGATAAAAAGTTATTTAATAAAGAGAAAATAAAGAACCCACCCTATGGTATTGATCCTGATAAATTTAATTATGTTTATGTTGGTAACTCTCAATGGAGAAAAGGTCTAGACTTACTTATTAATGCTTGGCATAAGTGTTTTAAGTCTTATGATAACGCTCGTTTAATTATAAAAGATAATCCTACAATTTACGGTAAAAACGGTGTTCTCAATGAATTGATTAAGATGCAATACAAAACTGAATGTGCTCCTGTAATCTATATTGACGACAATGTTTCTGATGAAACTATGGCAGATATTTATAAAGTATCAAAAGTAATGATACACCCTTATAGAGCAGAGGGATTTGGAATGCATATTCAAGAAGCAGTAGCATGCGGTTGTGTACCTATATTACCTGATATTGGACCTCATCAAGAATTTATTCCAGAAGATATTGGTGTTAGAATTCAAACAAACCAAACAGTAGTTGATATATCTGCAGCAGAAGTTTTTGCTCAAAAACCAGGTGACTCGTTTACTATGATGAGCTCTCACACAATAGTTAACGAACCTAGTGGACAAAACTTAGAAAAAGCATTACAATGGATGTACCATTCTCATGATAAGAAAATTCATTTTGATAGAGTTAATGAACTAGATATGCCGAATACTTGGGAGAATGTAGCAAAACAATACGTGGAGGTACTCACTAATGTCGGAAGCACAAGTAAGCCCAGACGATTTAGATAAGTGGTTTGAAGAATTAGAAGCTAGTTTAGACAAAGAAGAAGTAGCCAGGCTCGCTCAAAGCGTAATCGAAAGACATAAACCAAGTTTAGAAGAAAAAGTTCTAGCAGATTTTCATGGTAATGCGCCTATTATTGATTCACAGTATGATGGAAAACTACCAACCTTAACCGCTAAAGCAAAGATCTTCATAATACAGAATTTAGAAGCTGGTCAATTTTTTAGATTTGCAGTAGCAGGTGGAGGATGCTCTGGTTTTAATTATCTTTTTGAAGCAGTAGATTCCCGTGAGGATGATGATATTACTTTTTGCACAGACCCTATGGCTATAATCGATCCAGAGAGTCTCAAATTCTTGTACGGATCAAGCATTGACTTAGAAGATTCAGGGATGAATAAAATGTTAAAAGTAGTTAATCCAGGAGCTAAAGCCTCTTGTGGTTGTGGAACTAGTTTTGCTTTTGATGAGGAGTTATTAGATTTATATGAAAACGTTTAATAGTATTGTTAATGAAAGTAAATTACCTTGGTTACAGTTGGATATTGAATATCCTTATGAAGAAATGTATCAAGAAGCTAAAGCATTAAAGCATCTTTTTGTTAAACATCGACACCAAGATAGCAGTGGAGGGTATAGACATAAAGGTTGGAGAAGTTTATGTATTCATGGTATTAGTCCTGAAAAAACTAATCACTTTGCAGAGTATGGATATACATCTAATAAAGAAACCCCATATGTTTGGACAGAAATAGCTGATATGTGTCCTATTACTACAAAGTTTTTTAAAGAGACATTCCCTTACAAATCTTATCATAGACTGAGGTTTATGCTTTTAGAGCCTCAAGGTTTTATTACCCCTCACGTAGATACCTTTACTGCTAAATTATCACCAATTAACATGGCTTTGAATCATCCAAAAGGTTGTCTAATGAAAATGGAGGGACATGATGGTTACGTTCCTTTTAAACCAGGTACTGCTATGTTACTGGATGTTGGAAACACTCACGCTTATATTAATAAAAGTAATGAAGATAGATATCACATCATTGTTCATGGGGTCAAAACAAAAGAGTATGAAGAATTAGTTGTGAGAAGTTATGAAAAGAGTAATGGGTAAAAACAAAAATTATGTAGTGGGAATATATGACGACACTCGAATGTCCCATAATTTAAGCCAAGCACAAAAGAATAAAGAAATAACTGAATTCTTTACTAGATTTAAATATTTTGGACCAATCATTGTCAAAGAAAATATCAATGATGTTTTAGACGAAGCTTTAAATCACGATGTAGACTATTGTATAGTCCAAAGTGTTGGTCACATTATAAAAGAAGCAGCTTTTTTTACTTTTATTGAAAAATGGATAGATAAACAAGATTTTTTTATTACTGGACATATAATGGACAAAAATAAAAAGAACGTAAATAATCCAAGTGGTAAAGAGGGATATTATGGATTACATAAACAGTGTATGTTAGTAAATCTTAAATACTATAATAAATTCGATAAACCTGTTTTTGGCACTAAGAGTTCTGGAGAAGAATTTGTAATTAAGGCTGAAAGACATATGAAAGATATACATGACGATTACACTCCTTTATCTTTAAAACCAACAGAAGAACTTACCGTGTGTACACCTTTAGTGGATGGCTGGAATTTTATTAATATTAGTTTAGCAAACGATTTAACTGTGTATAATTTTCATCCCAAAATCAGAGAACACAAACAATACATATATCCAACAACAAGCGCTGCTGAGTTAGAACATCAACTATCTTGGATTACTAACATTGTTGATTTTGCACAAGATTGTGTATTTTTTTGGAACACTGAAAACTATTCAGATTTAAAGTATGTAAATATTAAAAAACCAATAGAAAAACTATACGCTGTTGCTGCAAGTTTTAAACCTAATATGGTTCTTAACCATTATGGTTTTACTGACAACTGTGAAGTTATTTTTTATGATTACAGCAAGTCTGCTTTAGCATTTAAAAAAATGTTAGTTAAAGAATGGGACGGAGAAGACTATCCCAGATTTCTTACTTATGCTCAAAAGAAATTCAGAATAAATGAAACAGGTGGTAATGGGACTGAAACATTATCTAGAAAACAACTTTGGGAAAGAGAGTTAGAGTGGTGGGGTTCTGAGAAAGCAATCAAAGAACACTGGGATAGATATAGGAGATTAAATCATAAGTATATTCATTGTGATATTTGTTGTAATCCTGAAAAAATTACCTCTACTATTACGCCTGATGAAAATTCAGTTATATGGTGGAGCAACGCTTTTCACACTGTAGGTGCTCAATACTTAAGAGGAGTGTCAGGTGTTAAAACTTGCTATGAAACTTGGTTAAAACAGATAAACGATAAAAATCCTGATATATGGATACTAGGTAAAGATTATTTAGATCGACCAATAGAGGGTGATAAATTAAAGGATTATTTAAGTGCTTATACTAGCCAAAACTAAAATTACAATTGATAACTCTTGGCTAGAACAATTGGATTTTAAAGGTCATGATGATCTAGATTTAGCAGGTAATGTAGACGCAGTATCAATCAAAAGTAA